TGGCACAAACATTGTGGTGACGGAATTGTCTGATCCAACGCAGGTTAATCCTTTAAAATATGGTGCAGCAGAAATTGATCCTGATCCCATTAAGGCTTTGCTCAAGGTGCGTTCTGAGGTGTATGTCCTTGGTCGGCATACGATTGAGGTATTTGATAATGTTGGTGGTGATTTGTTTCCGTTTGCCCGTGTTGAGGGTGCCCATATCATGAAGGGGACCGTAGGAACACATGCGTGTTGTGTGTTTATGCAGTCTTTGGTGTTTTTGGGATCAGGAAGAAATGAACAGCCTTCAATCTATGTTATTTCGGATGCTTCGGCTCAAAAGATAGCCACGGATGAAGTGGATAAACTTTTAGCACAATATACGGAAGAGCAGCTCGCGCAGGTTAAGCTAGAAACAATAACAAAAAACATTCATGAACTTTTATATGTTCATTTGCCTGACAGAGCTTTGGTTTTTGATGGGGTTGCTTCCAAAGCATTGGGTAGTCCTGTTTGGTTTGTGGTTACAAGCACGCTGGATGGCTTTGAACAGTATCGCGCTCGTAATATGGTATGGGCATACAATAAATGGATTGTAGGTGATCCTCAGTCCAGCAATATAGGTGTATTGAGTGATGATGTGGGGACGCACTGGGGAAACAAGGTGCGATGGGAATTTGGAACGCAGATTGTTTATAATGAAAGCAATGGTGCGATATTCAATGAATTAGAATTGGTGTCTTTGACGGGAAGTGTTGCCCAAGGAAAGAATCCTTTAATTAGCACCAGTTATTCTTTGGATGGCCAAACATGGAGTATGGATCGGTTTATTCAATCGGGATCAACGGGCAACAGAAACAAACGGTTGGTTTGGTATCAACAAGGCAGCATGAGAAATCGGCGGATGCAAAGGTTTCGTGGGGATAGTGATTCGCATTTATCGTTTTTGTGTTTAGAGGCTCAAATAGAACCGCTGGCATATTGATATGGCAAAAAAACTAAGTCTTACCAGAAGTGAATTGGCTTCGTTTCTTAAAACGCACGAACAGATCAAGCAATTTGAAAGTTTGTTTTCTACGGTTGAAGGATCAACGGGAGACATTAGTCAATTAACCACAGGTGTATCAAATTTGTCACAAGATATTGGATCAATTAATCTGTCGTTAAATTCGATTAACGCTCAGATTGCTTTTATCAATACCAGCATTCAAAAATACATTGGTCAGTTTTCTAGTTCCGTAACACAGACGGCGGCGGTTATAAACACGGCTTACGCAATGACTCTTGATACATCAGTTCTTGCACAAGGCGTTATTATTGGAACCGTGCCGTCTCGCATTTATGTTTATTCAACAAGAATTTATAACATCCAGTTTTCTGCTCAGTTTGATAATACGTCTGGTGGAAGCCATTTGGCTTTTGTTTGGTTGCGCGTTAATGGCATTGATGTTCCACAAACGGCATCACAAATTCGATTAAAGGGAACAGATGGCGAATTGGTTGCATCGTGGAATTTTCTTCATTCTTTAAACTCTGGGGATTATTTTGAAATTATGTGGAGTGTTAACGATATTGCTGTTCAACTGACGGCATCTGGTCCTGTGGCTCCCGTTCCTTCAATTCCTTCAGTGATCGTATCGTGTTATAACGTAAACTAGTAACTTTTTGTATTGAAAAACAAAAGAAAAAATGCAAAGTTTATGAAAATACCCATTGTTAATAGAGATGATTATGTCATTTTTATCGAGTATTTTAATGATGCGTATTGGGCACACACGGATGTGTTTCGGTGGTCGGCAAATGTGAAGAAGGCGTATTTAAAAGATTTGGATCAGTTACAGGAAATGATTGGTGAGACTTTGTATGGTCTTTCGGAAAAAAAAGATAAGAAGTTGATTAAGTTTGGGGAATCTTCGGGTTTTAAGTATCTTAAAGAAGTTAAGGCTGATGATTGTGAGTATTGTCTTTATGCAAGGAGTTTATAATGGGTAAAGTTGTAAGTGCCGTAGCGGGTCCGATTGGTGGTATTTTAAGTGGTGTAGACCAACAACGTTCTGCGCGTAAAGCTGGAAACATTCAGGCTGGCGCGGCTCAAAACGCCATGAATGCACAAGAAGAGTATTTTAATTATATTCGGGAATTGTTGCAGCCATATGCAGATGTTGGGGCACCTGCGTTAAAGCAACAAAAGGCTTTGATGGGGTTAGGTGGTGCAAAAGCCCAACAAGCGCAAATCAATCAATTAGAATCATCGCCTTTGTTTCAATCCTTGGTTCGTCAGGGCGAAGAGTCACTTTTACAAAACGCATCTGCTACAGGAGGATTGCGTGGAGGAAACACTCAAGGGGCCTTGGCACAGTTTAGACCCGCTATGCTTAATCGAGAAATTGCAAACCGTTACGGTCAATTAGGTGATATGATTAACCTTGGCACGGGTGCTATAGGAAGTTTAGGAAACGCTCGCATGAGTACAGGAAACAATATATCAAACCTTATCATGCAACAAAGTCTGGCCCGTGCTAACAAAGCTATGGCGGGAGGATGGATGGGAAGTCTTGGTCAAGGATTGATGATGGCGGGATCAAGTCCTGGATTAGAAAATTTGAAATGGGCAGATTTTAATCCTTTTGGGGGTGGTGCAGCTACAAGACCCACAAGTATGGGTGGTTATTATGCAGGATTGGCAAATTACATGTAAAGGAATGTTCAGATGGCTATAGAGAATTACATTCTTCCTGCTGCTGCGCCGAGAAATCCCATTGAGGATATGAATAAGTATTTGACGTACAATTATAATGCTCAGTTGATGGCGGATAAGCAAGCCGAGCAAAATTTGGCGATGGAGCAGCAAAGACGGTACGACGAAGAACAGGCTTTGTTTTTAAACAATCCGAAACCCACGGTTAAAGATGCTGTTCGTTTTATGGGTGCCATGACACCGCAGCAACAAGCGGGATTTAAACCTGTTTTTGATCAGATTGACCAAAAAGAGTTGCGTTCTTCTATGATGTTTGGATCGCAGGTTATGTCGGCCTTAGAAACAGACCCAGCGGTGGCTCAGAGGCTTTTAAAAGACCGTGCAGAGGCAGAAAGAAACTCAGGTAACGCAGATAATGCGTCTTTTATAGATCAGATTGCTGCTCAGGCTGCGTCTAGCCCAGAAAATGCTATGAAATCCGTCACCATGTTTATGAGTACGATTCCAGGGGCTAAAGATTTTTTTGATGCACAGTATGGGGCGGGTCAAGAATCTCGTGCTCAGGCTTTGGCTCCTTATCAGCAGGGCAGTGAAATGGCTTTGGCGCAACAAAGGCAGACGGCTTCGCAAGCAAATTTGGCTTCTGCGGCGGAATCATATGCGGGTGTTGGGTTAAAAAAAGCGCAAACACAAGCGGCTCTTCAAGAAAAATTGCCTGAAAGCATACGAACAGCAGAATGGTTTAGAAATCAATCACCAGAAGTTCAGCAAAATTTTAAAGATGTTCAGCTTTTGCGGAATCCAACAACAACCGTTAATGTTAATAATATAGATCAAGCTGGAGAAAAGGCTCTCGGTAACTTAATCCCAGAGTTTTATAATAAAGCAACTTCTTCTTTTCGTCAAATCAACGAAATTCAAGGATATAAAAAAGCATTAGATAATGCTATTACAGGTCCATTAGCAGAGCAAAGAACGGCATTGGAAGAAGTTATGTTTTCTGCTGGTTTATCAGGTTCCGATGGTTTAACAGCAACGACAGAAATTGTAAAAGGATTAGCTAAATTGGCTTTAGATTCTCGTCAGTTAATTTCGGGTCAAGGCCAAGGAACAGTTACGGATTCAGAACAAAAATTATTAACACAGGCGGCATCTGCTCCACAAAGTTTAACAAAACCACAACTTAAAAAGGTTTTAGAAATAGCTGAAAAAGCAGCAAAAGCAAACAATAAACAAAATGTTGATCTTTTAGGGCGTGTGGCGACAAAAAGTGATACAGGACAATTATTTGAAGAAAGTTATTACTCTGTAACTGGACAAGAAAAACCATTAAAAGAAACCAAATCTCCAACACAGGGGGTTGGTGCAACAACCCCTGCCCCACCACCTGGATTTGAGGTGCAACAATAATGCCTATTGCATATAATAAATCTACTGGGAAAGCACTGTACCTTGACAATGGGGAATGGAAACCTGCTACCATAGCTACACATCCTGATGGAAGAAAGGTTGTGTTTAATGGTCAGGATTGGGAACCTTTTGGGAACCAACAATCCACGCAACCCACACAGCCGCAAGTCCCACAACCCATTCGACCTGCTCAACAACCAGAAACAACCGCTGGAGGCTTGGTAGCGGCTGCTGGACGTGGTGCGGCTCCCTATGCGGCTGCTGCTACCTTGGGCGCGGCCACGGCTGGTCCTTTAGGGGCTGCGGCTGCCCCTGCAACGTTATTTGCGGCAGATACGATTACGACCCTTGTTAATTCTGTATTGGGAACGGGATACAAGACACCTTCGGAATCCGTGCAAGGTTTACTTACGCTTGCGGGGACACCTAACGCCGATACAGAGGCAGAGCGTATTGTTCAGGCTATTTCTGGTGGTGCAGCGAGCACATCGGCATTTACGGGCTTAGGAAAAACACTTTTAGGCTCTGCGAATCCTCTGGCTCAAAGGGTGGGGAAGGTGTTGTCTGAATCGCCTTTAGCGCAGTATTTTGGTGGTGCTGGGGCTGCGGGTGCAGGGCAAGCCGTTGCAGAGGCAGGTGGCGGTCCTGTGCCACAGGTTCTTGCAAGCCTTTTGGGTGGTGTGGGTGGTGCGCGAGCAGGTCAGGCCATGTCTTCTCGCCCTAATGTGCCTGTTGTATCAAGTGCTGCGGAAGTTCCTATTAGTTCAACAATTCCCGTTAGTCCAACGGCTCCTGCCATGTCAATGGTTTCTGAAGCTTACCTTACGCCAGAACAAAAAAACCTAAAACTTTTGCAAAAACAAGCAGCGGAACAAAAGGTAACTTTGCAGACAACAAATATCTTTCCGCCACAAACGGCTTTTCAAAAAACCATTAAAAATCTTTATACAAGAACACCCATTTTTGGTACTGGTAAAAAAGTTGCGATTCAACAAGAAGAGCGTGCGGCCGCTGCGGAGCGCGTTATTAATCAATATCTTCCAAAAACAGATAAAAACAAAGACTACTACACAGAAATTGTTAGCAACATTCAAAATAAAAATGAAAAAGAGATTGGCAAATATACCAACCAAAAATCAGGCATTTTATACAACGATAGGTATAACACGCCTTTATCGTTGTATAGAAAAGAAGAAAATATCAACAATTTTATTGATAAAACTCAAAAAGATATTGCTGAGGCAAGTGATTTGTTGAATAACAATCAAACAAGAAATTACGCTGATATTTTAAGTGAAGAATTGGACCCAAGGTATCAGGCTATGCGTCAAGGCATTGATGTTAAAAATTGGGATGAATTTAGTGCGCTTTTGGATGGTGCAACGCAAAAAATGCCAAAAACGGCGCAACCTACAACATTGCTTCATT